GAATGAAGAAAACGAGCAAGCGGAATCCCTCCGCATAAAAGTAAGCCAAATCCTGAAAAGCGGCAAAGATATGCCGAAAGGAGAACGTGATGATTGATTTAAAGCCTTATTTCGACGCCGTGAATGCGGCGGAGGCGGAGGTGCAACGCGTTGCAAATGAACTCGATGCACTTTTTCGCCAGGAAACGGACGAGGCCAAAGCCCAGGCATTGGCCAGGCAGCCAGAATTAGAAAAGGCACAAGCCAAACACGCCGCGGCCATTTCGCTCTATGAGCAGATGCAGAAGGCCAATCGCCCGAACGATATCGCCAAAAACTTTGTACCCGTTTCCAATACCCCACCCGATGACACCGAAGGCCATCAGCCATCGGTCATCAAGCGCCAGGAGTACGACCGCTTGTCCCTGCTGGACCGTGCGCGCTTCGTCAAATCCGGCGGAACTCTGCAAGACTAGCGGCAGTAATCTGCCGAGGAGAAAGAGCAAATGGCTAACACACTCACGGGACTCATCCCAACCATCTACCGCGCCCTGGACATCGTGCTGCGGGAACTGACCGGCTTCATCCCGGCCGTGACAATGGACGGCTCGGGCGAAGCGGCAGCCAAGGACCAAACCATTTCATGGCCTGTCACCCCTGCCGCCGGCGCGGGCAACATCACCCCTGCCACAACCGGTCCCACCCCCGTTGACCAAACCATCGCGCCGGGCACGATGACGATCAACAAAAGCCGTTCGGTGGTCTTTGGCTGGAACGGCGAGGAGCAAAAGAGCCTGGGCGGCTTATATAACCAGATATTGGTCGACCAGTTTGCCCAGTCCATGCGCACCCTGGTAAACGAAGTGGAAGCCGACCTGGCCGCGCTGTACGTGGCTGCCAGCCGGGCCTACGGCACGGCGGGAACAACGCCATTCGACAGCACCAATAAGGTGTCCTTTATGGCGCAGTTGCACAAGATACTGGCCGATAACGGCGCTCCCCTGGGAGATTTGCAGATCGTGCTCAATACAACCGCCGGGGTAGCCCTGCGCTCGCTGGTCGAACTATGGCAGGCNAATACCTCGGGCGGNGATGAGCTCCTGCGGCGGGGCGTGCTCCTGGACCTGATGGATTTTGCGGTGCGCGAAAGCGCCCAGGTCAAGACCCACACCATCGGCACCGGCACCGGCTACCTGGTGGACCTGACTGCCGGGTACGCCATCGGCTCGACCACGGTCCANATCGACACGGGCACGGGAACGATGGTGGCNGGAGACATNCTGACCAACACCAAGACCGGCCGTGACACCAATAAATACGTGNTCAAGACCGGCCAGACCGGCGGCGGCGACCAGGATATCGTACTGGCAAATCCCGGTATCCGCGTGGCCTGGGTCAACAACGATCCGGTGGCGATCGGCAACAGCTTCACGGCCAACCTGGCCTTCAGCCGCTCGGCAATTGCGCTGATGACCAGGGTTCCGGCCATGCCGGAAGGCGGCGACGCGGCGGATGATGTGACCGTGATCACCGATCCGCAGAGCGGGCTCTCGTTCCAGGTGGCGCTCTATCGCCAGTACCGCCAGGTNGCNTACGAGGTGGGCCTGGCCTGGGGCGTCAAGGCNNTCAAGCCGGAAGCTATCGCCATCCTGCTCGGCTAAGCGCAAGCTAAGGAGGGTAATATGCCTTCCAAGGCTTACTGCACCGTCTCCGATGTGGCAGACTTCCTGGGCGTCAGCCTCACCAGCGCCCAGGAAGTCCAGGCTGCCAGGCTTATAGAGAGCGTGACAGTGCTCATCGACGAGGAGCTCTTGCGCGGTTTCCTGGTCGGTGTGCAGACGGGTGAAGAGCATTATCAGAGCGAGTATGCATCAGGCATGCTCTACCTGATCTATGCGCCAGTGACGAGCATCTCCCAGATCCGCGGCCGGGCGGCTCTCGGTTCAGACGATACCGTCCTGGTCGAAGATACCGATTACGAGATTATCTCGCTCGTTTCGGGCTCGATCCGCCTGGTCAACCCCGGCGCCTATGACCGGGTGAGTGTGGATTACACGCCGGTAAACACGGTGCCTACGCCCATCCGAGATGCCACGGTTGAATGGGNGGCTTCCCGTCTCATGCCAACCCTGAGGATGGATAGCTATGGACTGGAGAGCTACAGCCTGCCGGACATCTCGGTCAAATTCAGCCGGTCTATCATGGGAGATGGTATGCCGCCCAATGTCAAAAAAACCTTGGACCACTACCGCAATTGGGCGCGCTCATGATCGGACTCATTGACATGGCTATCGTCTACACTCCTGACCCGACCACAGGTGCGTACACGGTCGTCGATAAGGCCTCCCTGCCCTGCCGCCTGGCTGTGGTCGCCGTCGCCGGGGTGGATCCGGGACCTGGGCGGGTGGAGCTGGTCGATGAGCGACGCCTGCTGTGGGGTCCGGATTATGCCATGCCCATAACGGCTCAAGTGGAGATAGAGGGGGCTCGCTGGAACGTGGAAGCGGGCTCGCTGGCAGCCGTGCGCGGCCCGGATGGCTCTATCGCCTATCGGCGGGCGAAAGTCGTAAAGGCGGTCTGATGCCTCTGCATATGACTCTCAAAGGCATGGACGATGCCGAAAAACAAATGGCGCGCATTGAGCGGGCCACCCGCTCGATGGGGCAGTATAGAGGTTACATCGGCTCCCGCCTGCCCTACGCCTGGGGTCAGGAGTTCGGGCGCCATCGAGTCTCTGGCAGGCTGGCCAGGCGTTCCGGAGGAGCCCAATATCTGACCGGCGCGATCAACATAGTCCTGGGAGACGCCGATCGGGACCTGGCCGAAGGCCTGAATAAAGTCACCGCTCCTGGCAGATGGGTCATAAAGCGACTGGCTCTCTGGGCTCGCAGGGTGGCGCGCCTGAACGTGCCCAGGAAAACCGGAAAGCTCCGCAGGAGCATCCGGGTGGACGTAAGGAAAGGCTAAATGTCTTTTGATTCGATAGGTGGAGCCAATGCCATCAAGGACATCCTGGCCGGGCTTTCCGGGATCGGCGGGGCGCAGATCGGTGTGCCCGAATCCATCGGGCCGCGTGTCTGGGGCTATGTGACCGTGGGCAGCATGATAATNCTGCCTGGGACGCCTGGCTCGACCGACCGGNACACGCATTACATGGCTACCCTGGCTTACCGGCTGGATGANAANGAAGCAACGGCGGAGACGACCNTGATGGGCCTGGTCGACGAATTCCTGGACAAGCTGAAGATCGGCTTTATGCTCACGACCGTGGGGCGNATCATGGACGTCTCGACCGCCCTGGCCGATAGCCCGGAATACATCGCCCGCGCCGCCAAAGAGTACCGTGAATATCCGGTGGTGATCACGCTCAGGCAGCGCCACCAATACACGACATAAGCGGCAGTAATCTGCCGCGGCAGTAATCTGCCGAGGAGATTTATGATGGAACACAAAAGAAAAAATGAATTATCCGTAGCCGCCGGGCTGGTGGCGAACATGGGCGTGCGAGCAGGCATGCGACGCGCCGTCCATTATGTCGTCGAGGCCGTGCGGGACGGCAAGGTGCTCTGGGTCGATGAATTCGACAACCTGGTCGTCAACGTGGGCTTGGACGACAACCTGGATAAGCACTTCAAGGGTTCGGGCTACACCGCGGCCTGGTACGTTGGGCTGACGGACGGCACGCCGACCTTCGCGGCTGGCGACATCATGTCCTCGCACGCCGGATGGGTCGAGGTGACGGATTACAGCGAGGCCACCCGAGAGGTGCTCACCCTGGGCGCTGTCTCCGGGCAGTCGGTGAACAACTCTGCATCGAAGGCCAGCTTCACGATCAACGCCACTGTCACGGTCGGTGGGGCGTTCATCACCACGGTCTCGACCAAGGGTGGCACGACAGGTATTTTGTACGGCGGTGGAGCGTTCTCACAGGATCGAAACCTGATCCTCAACGACATTTTGAACGTGACTGTGACTCTGACCGCAGCCGCAAGCTAAGCTAACGGGAGGTCGCCGTGGCGACTAAAATTTATCTCCCCTCGACCGGCGCGCCGGCGGTCACGCCGTCGAGCTGGATATTCCCTGAGCAGATCAACCCGCTGGAGTTTGCGGGCGTTGTTGCGCGCATCAGCTCTGCACTCACAACCAAGACCGAGCCAACCGGGACGACCAGCCCGATCCAGCGCGGGATGCTGCGGTACGTGGTCGGCCCGCTGGCCGCTCAGAGCATCTCCGGCACGGTGCGGATGGTGATGCGCTGCCGCGAGGCCAACGGCGGGGCAAACGCCACACTGGCGATGGCGGTCAAGATCATCCAACCGAGCGGGGCAGACAGAGCGACGCTGCTGGCAGTGACATCATCCGACAGCGCCACGTCGCCGTATGAGTTCACGACTACGTTGGACAGCCGCCGGTGCTGGAAAGCTGACGATACCGAACCGCCAGCCCTGACGACCCAGAGCGCCACTGAGGGCGACTACCTGGTGATCGAGATCGGGTTTCGTTCGGCGACGAGCGTCAGCCGCAACATCGACCTGCACTACGGCGATGCCTCCGCCAGCGACCTTACCTACGGCGATGCAGAGACGAACGACTTCAACCCGTGGGTGGAGTTCTCGGCAAACATCGCCTGGAGCTCGCAGACGGTCGAGGAGAGCATCTCGGCGGCCCGGTCACAGGGAATCGCCGCTGCGAGCCAGGGCGAGCTGGAGAGTGCAGCATCGTTAGGCAGGCAGGCCGGGATCACACCCGGAGAAAACATAGAGATCGACCACGGGGCGACCCTGGCCGCCACGCGCGGCGCGGCAGTCGACCAGCACATCGTGGTCGAAGAAACATTGTATGACATCGCTTAGCGGCAGACTGCCGAAGGAATACGCTGATGGCGCGCTTAGCATACCTGGGCGCTGAACTCAATGATCCAGGGCCGGGCGTTGAGTGGACGGCGCGCAGCACCACCTGGCCGACGATCTCCAGTTCCATCAAACGGAGCGGCGGATACAGCGTGCAGGTTACCTCGCTGGTCTCCGCCACGCCCAAGTGGCTGGCCTATCAATATGTGGCGGGAGGCGGCACCGGGCCTTTTTACTATCGGGTGTATCTCCGCCCGGAGACACTTCCATCCGCTGAGAACACGATCATCGTCCTGAATGACGCGCCGAGTGTGGCTACTCCGGCCATCTGGGTAACGCTTGACAATACCGGTGTGCTGCGTCTGTATGACGAGGACGGCGCGATTGGCTCGGCATCCCCTGCTCTGACCTTACAGTCATTTGCACACCGCATCGAGCTCGAGATGTCCACCGTGGGCGGAGCGGGGGCGTGCATCGTGCGTGCTCGCCTGGAAGGGACGGAGTTCGCCGGATCGAGTACCAGATCGTTATCCACTGGGGCTAACTCGATCATCGTCGGCGGCAACCTGCGCTCTGAGGCGCAGACGCAGGGGGAGTGGTATTTCGATGACATAGCGATCAACTCGTCTACCGGCTCGTTCCAGAACAGCTACCCCGGTGCAGGCAGCATTGTGGCGCTGCGCCCCAACGCGGCGGGCGACTCAGCAGATTTTGCCCGTGGAGGTACGGACAGTGGGGCTAACTGGTCTCAGACCGACGAGGTCACCCCCAATGACGTTACAGACTATGTGTCCTCGGGCACGTTAGACGCTGATGACTACTATAACGTCGAGGCCCCGCCCGGGGACGTTGATACGGTCAACATGGTCGGCGTGTTTGTGCGCCATTCGCTGTCGTCCTCTGTCGGTGCTGATCCAAGATTTGTCACCGGTATCAAGGCCAGCTCTGGCGGGACAATCGAGGAGTCAGCCAGTCATATCCTCAACAGCACTGCCTGGTTTAGCAATGCGGACGGCACGCTGCCTTCCAATATCAAGCTGATCACCTACGACCTGCCCGGAGCCAGCACGACACCCTGGACTGCGGCCGACTTGGCGACGATGCAGATCGGATTGCGCATCAACGTTGACGATAGCGACCAGTGCTGGATCTCGACGCTTTTGGCTCTGGTGGAATATGTGCCAACGGCTGGGCCGGTCGAGGAGAGCATCAGCCTGGCGCGTTCCGCGGCTGTTGCGGGAAGCAGCCAGGCCGAACTGGGCAATGCGCTGTCCCTGGGACGCAGCGCGGCAGTAATCGATTCCGGGCAGATCGAAGCGGATATCAGCCTGTCTCTGGCCCGTAGTGCAGCGATCACGGTTGCGGGGGAAAAAGTGGTCGAGGAGAGCATCAGCCTTGGCAAGAGCGCTTCCGTTGTCATCGCTGAGCAGCTCGAAGTCGAGACTGCAATTAGCCAGGCACGTAACGCCGCCATCACTAATGTTGAGCAGGTCGAAGCAGAGGCGGCGCTGTCGCTGGGCAGAAGCTCCGCAGTGAGTATCTCCGAGGAAATCCAGGGCGGAGCGGTCGAAGAATCGATAACCCTGAGCAGGTCTGCTGCCGCTGTGGCGAGTGCGCAGATCGAGGTAAGCGCAGCGGTATCCCTGGCGAGAACACAGGCTCAAACCCAGATCGAGGATCTCGTCGCCGAAGGTGTGCTGAGCCTGGGGCGAAGCGCGGCAGTTGCCGAAGCCGATCAGGTTGAGGCAGAATCCCCGGTCGCGCTGGCACGCAGCGCAGCGATTACGGCGGAAGGCGAGATCGCCGGAGCGCCCATCGAGGAGAGCATCACCCTCGGGCGCATCATGCGCTGCGCCATCCCCCTGTCAGTCCCGGTCGAGGAGAGCATCAGTCTGGCGCGCAGCAGCGCAATTGCCGAGAGTGCGCAGGTTGATCTATTTATGGACTTGATATTGGCCAGGGCCGGCGCAATTGCAGAGAGCGACCAGGTCGAGGCGGTTGGCGATCTGTCCCTGGCACGGACGATGGCTGAAAGCCTGGAGGAGATGCTCGAGGCGGAAGTCACGACCGTCCTGGCGCGTCTGATGGGAAGCGAGCTGGCGACTCAAGCGGAGGTAGGGAATAGCCTGGCACTGGCTCGTTCTCTTGGTATCTCGACCCTTGGGAACATAAATATAGGTGCTGCGCTGGCGCTTGATAGAGTATTGGCGATTCTCGCGGCTGGGGAAGTCCCCCCGGCAGTGACATTGTTTGTGGCGCTAACCCTGCTTTCCCGCTCAACCGCCTGGACGATTCCCGGCCGGTCCAGGGACTGGTCGCTTGCCAGCCGCGAGCTGAACTGGACAGTTTTGGAGAAATCATGACCACCCGCGAAGTCACCCAAGGCTTGCAAAAACAAGGCGTAGACGAAGAGATTGCCTACAAGCTCACCACAACGCCTTGGGGCGCGTCGCCCACCAGCGTCTCGGCCAAGGTCTATTCCATCGCCGCAGATGGGGCGCGCACGGATACCACCAGCACGAATATGAGCGGCACGCCTGGCGTTTCCGGAGATGTGATCACCCTGCCGCTTCTAAAAAGCCTGGTCGCCAACACGCTCTACCGGATCGAAGTCAAATTCACGTCTGGCGGGAATGTCTTCGAGGCTTACGCCTATGTAAAAGGAGAGAATTAATATGCTTATCTATATTGGAAGTGGTTTTATACCTGGAATTCCGGCTCGTGATCTGAGCGCGGAAGAAGTGAAACAGTACGGTGGAGAGAAGCACCTGCTCTCCACCGGCCTGTATGCGAAACCCAAGAAGGAGAGTGATTGATGGCTGGCGTTCGTTTATTAAGAAAGATCCAACTCGGTTAATCTCTAGCTGAGTCTAAATCCCTTCTGAATATCGGGAAAACCTGAGATGGCAACCCGAGGCAAGCAGCGAAAGCGTGCAGCCGCAACGACTAAGCGAAGGGACNCCGAACGGTGAAGCGATAGTCTGAACTTATGGGAAGCGAACCATAAGAGCTACACAGAAATGATGTAGCCCCGCAAAGCGGAGTAACAAAATTGAGAGAAGCAAATGCAGGAACAGCGGTGGCATCCACCACCATCTGGCGCGGGTTGGGGGTGCTGGACGACAAGCGCGAGATCAAGTTCCCGGACGAGAACGTGGGTATCATCGGCGGGACGGACCGCTCCTATGTTTCCCAGTTGGCCGGGGCAATCTCGTTCGAGTCAGTCGAAGCCACCTTCGAGCAGCTCCCACACATCCTGGAAGCGGGCGTGAAATTAGTGGGTACGGGCGTGGCGGATGGTGCGGGATCAGGCAAGATCTACGCCTATCCCTTCCCCACCACGGCCCTGAACACGATCAAGACTTACACCATCGAGGGCGGCGATAACCAGCAGGCCGAAGAGATGGAGTATGCCTTCGTGGATTCTTTCAAGCTATCCGGCAACCCCGGCGAAGCGCTGATGATGGACGCCCAATGGATCGGCAGGCAGGTCANCAATACAACCTTCACCGGTNCGATCTCCATCCCGACTGTGGAAGAGATCTTGTTCACCAAATCGAAACTTTACATCGACGCGGTGGGCGGCACGTTGGGCACGACCCTGGTCTCCGATACCCTGCTCGGNTTCGAGNTCTCGGTCAAGACCGGCATTATCCCCAAGTTAACCGCCAATGGGCAGCTATACTTCGGCGTGCACCAGTTCACCATGCCAGAGATCTTGCTCAAGCTGACCTACGAGCACAACACCAGTGCAGTCACCGAAAAGACCGCCTGGCGCAACCAGACCCCTCGGCAGCTCAGGCTGGCCATCGAGGGCTCTGCCCTGGGCACGCCCGGCACGACCTATACCTACAAGACGCTCAGGATCGACCTGGCCGGTAAGTACGAGAAATTCGATCCACTGGGCGAGCAGAACGGCAACGATGTCCTGGCCTGCACTCTGCGGGCGCGCTATAACTCTACGGCGGCCCTCTTCGCGGCCTTGACAATCTGCAATGAACTTGCAAGCATACCTTGAGATTTGCCATGACCGAGAATGAGAAAACCACAAACCTAATCTTCAAACCCCCATCGCCAGACGAGCCCGGCTATCTGAGGAGGGCGCGCAGGGCGGTCGAGCTGATGGAGGGATTGCAGAAGAATCCAACCGTCAGGCTGATGGATGACTTGGTCGAATTCCTGGCCGATTACGTGGCCAAGCCCTCCGGGCGCACAGAAGCCAGGGAAGCCCTCTTGGACGCTTCGCGGGCGCAATTCCGTGAGATGCTTACAGCCATCTCCGGNGGAGAAGATGCNAACCCTTTAGCCTGACCTGGGAAGAGCGCCAAAAGATGCGANTGTTCTTCAAGGGCATTCCGGCTGAGGTGCCCTTGTGGGTCGCCATCTTACAGGCGGCCTCCGGAGATCCATTGCGCGCCCAGGAAATCGAATCCGGGCTATCCGAGGCCTGGTGGCAGCGCTACCAGGAATATATCAGAGAGCAGAACAAGGCCATCGAAGGCGGCAATATTCTGCCGAATGAAAAGCAGCGGCAGTAATCTGCCGAGCGGCAGTAATCTGCCGAAAGCGACGGAGTAAAATGGCGAACCTGAATATCGAGATCCAGATTTCCGCCAGAGACCAGGCCAGTTCGGTGCTTAAAGGTATCCAGGGCTCCCTGGGCGCCATCGGGGGCTTTGCACGCGGCGCCCTGGCGCTGGGATTCGGGGCAGCTACTGCTGCGGCAGGGGCATTGGGCGTGGGGCTGGGCATTTCAATTCGTGAAGCGATGGAGGCCCAGGAAGTCCAGGCCCAACTGGCCAACGTACTGAGATCGACCGGCGGGGTGGCGGGCGTGACGGCGGACATGGCCAATGAGCTGGCCAACTCCCTGATGGGGGTTACCCGTTTTGGCGATGAAGCGATCCTCTCCGGCGAGAACATGCTCCTGACCTTCACCAACATCGGCAAGGATGTTTTCCCCGAAGCGACCGAGGTCATGCTCGATATGTCCCAGGCCCTGGGTCAGGATATAAAATCATCCGCCATCCAGCTCGGCAAAGCCCTTCAAGATCCCATCCAGGGCGTGACGGCCCTGCGGCGGGTGGGCGTCAACTTCACCGAAGACCAGCAGAAGATGATTGAATCGATGGTCGAGTCCGGAGACCTGATGGGGGCCCAGAAGTTCATCTTGCAGGAGCTGCAGACCGAATTCGGCGGTTCGGCCAGGGCAGCAGGAGAGACATTCGCCGGGCAGCTGGATATCCTGAAAAATTCGCTCCTGAACGTGGCGGAAGGCATAGGCACGGCGCTGTTGCCCATCGCCCAGGATTTCCTGCAGAACACGATCCTGCCCATGCTGCCGGCCATCCAGGAGCTGGCCGAGAAATTCGGCACGCTGGTGACCACACTTTTTAAAGCCGGGCCGCTCTCATCGGAGTTCGGCGAAGCGCTGGGGGCCATGTTCGGAGAAGAAACCGCGACACAGATCCAGACGATCATCGGC